ATGACCGAGCTGGCTCCTGACGAGCCGAAATTTGAGCAGGTCGCGGCCATCCTCCGGGCGCGGATCGCGTCCGGCGAATACCCGCCCCGGACGCGGGTGCCGTCTGAGCTGAAGCTGGTCGCTGAGTTCGGAATCAACAGTCGGACGGCGGCGAAGGCCCTCCAGGCGCTGGTCGAGGCGGGGTTGACCCGGCGGGTGCGCGGGATGGGCAGCTTCGTGGTGCCGGCCGAGGGCGACGGGGCTCCCGAGCAGGGCTGATAGGGATTTTCGGAATTTGCAGCGCTGAGACTTGCGCGATGAGTCTCAATGCTGTAGATTTTGAAGTGTCGGAACGGGGGGTGAGAGCCCCGGAAGACACCACACCACCAGCCAAGGAGCCCACCATGAGCGCCACCTTCACCGCCGCCAGCGACGCCCAGACCGCCACCGACTGGCGCAACCAGACCGACGAGCAGGCCCGCACCCGCTACGAGGCCCTCACCCCCCGAGCCCAGCGCGACCTCCGCGCCGCACTGTGCCGCCACGACATGCGAGTCGAGATGGACGGCGAGTGGGCCCACGGCGTCACCCTGACCGTCGGGACCGACGACGTGGTCTTCGTGGTCCGCACCGGGGGCGTCTTCACGATCGAGCACGCCAACTACCCCCAGAAGCTCGGCACCGACGGCTGCTGGTACGACCGGGTGCCCCAGGAGATCCGCTGGTTCACCCGCGAGCGCGTCGAGACCGTCCTGCTGGACCTCGTCCGCGGCTGCACCTACTAGAACCCGCCCGGGCCCGCTCCCTCGACGGGGGCGGGCCTCCCGCATGGAAGGACCACCCGAGATGATCCCCGCAGGCCGCACAGCCATCGACACCGGCGGCATCGGCGAGATCTACGGCCTCACCCGCAAGCAGGTCCAGAACCGCCGCCTGTGGGAGCTGCCGGGAGCGCCCAAGCCGTTCAAGGAGGGCGCCCGCCGGCCCCTCTACGACCGCGCGCAGTGGGAGGCGTTCGCCGCCGGCCGGGAGCTGCCGGTGTGGCGCGTCGGCACCAGGACGGATCCGCTCGACCTGCTCGACCAGGACGAGGCGGCCGAGGTGCTTGACGTCGGGACGTCGACGGTGCGGGCCTACGCGACCGAGGGGCGGCTCACGCGCGTCGACGTGTGCGGGGTGACGCATTTCCGCCGGCGGGAGCTGGTGCACCGGAAGGAGAATCCGGGGGAGCCGGGCCGGCCGCCTCGGCCCCGGGAGAAGTGAACGAGCCCGGCGGGTGTCCCGCCCTCGACCGAGGTCGGGGGCGGGGTGAGAGTCCGCCGGGCTCGCGTGGCCCACCAGCCAGGTTGGCCAATTTCAGGGTACCCCTAGACAGATCAGTCTCAGTGCTGTAGATTTTGAGGTGTCGGAACGGGGGGTGAGAGCCCCGAACCGGCCAGGAAAACCACCAGCCAGAAGGGCAAGATCATGACCCAGAACATCCCCGCCGAGCGCACCGTCGAAGGCGTCGGCTTCCAGATCGTCAACGTCTTCCACCCCGTCACCGGGGAGCACACCCGCCAGCTCCGCCACCGCGGCACCGTACTCCAGGCCCGCGCCAAGGCCGAGCAGGGCTTCTACCACCCGGTCGAGGACGCTGAGCACTGGGTGTTCCTCCGCGCCATCATCATCGGAGAGATCCCCGGCACCCGCGCCGAGCTGCTCGCCCACATCAGCTCCCACGCGCCGTGCCAGATGGATGACGAGCTCGCCGGGGCGCTTCCGGAGACGACCGACATGCAGCTGGCCGAGCACGTCTGGGCCGCCCACCTCGACGAGGCCCACAACGCCAAGTAGCCCCCGGGAACGCGAAAAGGGCGCCCCCGCCACCCTCACGAGGAGGGGAGCGGGGGCGCTGCGCTGCGTAGGTCAGCGTTGCGAGGCCGGCAGATCCGGGCGCGGCGCGTGCCGGGCCACGTAGCCCGACACGTAGGTCACCAGGCCGGGCAGCAGCGGGACCGCAAGGGTTTCCAGCCAGTCGGGCAGGAACGCGATCAGGTCGAGGTCGGCGTTGACCGCCTGGAGCGGGGCGAGGATCGCGAGCAGGCCGAGGTAGGAGCCGACGGTGGCGGCCTTCACCTTCGGCTCGACCTTCGCCGCCGTGCGCGGGCTGTGGTACAGGTGGGGATCGGTCATCTCGGGGACTCTCCTTCAGGGTGGGTGTTACGGGAGGACCAGTACGGCCCAGGTCTCCGAGCCGATCTCGCCGTCGACCTTCTTGCCGTTCTGCTTCTGGACCGCCTTGACCGCGGTCTCCATCTGCGGGGTGAAAACGGTGTCGTCCAGGACCTTCGGGTCGAGCTTCTGGCCGTGGGAGATGAGCAGGTAGAACGCCCGCTTCACCGCCCAGCCCTTCGAGCCGACCTTGATCAGCGGGAGCTGGCGCATGAGAGCCTCCGTCGGCGTCATCGTCGCGGCCACCGGGCCCGGCGCCGGGTAGACGGGGTAGCCGTAGCCGTAGATCCGGTCACTGCTGCGGGCGACCGTCTTGCGGTAGACGCCGTCGCCGTTGTGGAACCGGCCGTCCAGCGAGCCGGACGTGTTGCCGCCGATGGTGGTGATGGTGGTCTGGGTGACCTCGGCCACCCATTCGACGTGGGTGCCGCCGCGGGGCCCGTAGTAGACGAGCGCGCCGACGCGGGGCGTGGATCCGAACCGGTCGCGGGCCTTGAACCACACCACCCCGGCCTCACACCCTGCAGTCCACGGGAAGTCGACGCCCGGGTCGAGGCCAGCGCGCTCTAGGCAGACGGACAGGAACGACGAGCACCAGGGGTAGCCGTAGCCGTCATGGGGGTAGCCGGGGAGCTTCCCGAATTCGCGGTTGAAGATGGTGTCGTTGGTGCCGCGTTCGCGGTAGCCGATGTGGCTGCGCAGGATGTCGAGGGCGGCCTGTGTCAGGGGAGGGTCCGGCACGTCAGCCTCCTGGGAGGTTGGGGGAGATCAGCAGGGCGGCCGCCACGACGGCGACCACGAGAGACAGGCCGGCGGTGATGAACGCGGCCGTGACCATCCGTTTGTCGGCGGCTCGGCGTTCCCGCTCGGCGCGGATCTCGGCGACCAGGTCGTCGATATCGCGCTGCATGGCCGCCCTGTGGGCGTCGTGCAGGTCGCGGGTGACCATCTGGCTCAAGGTCTGCGCCACGTCACCTAAGCGGCGGTTGATCTCCCCCTCCATCCGGACCAAGGTTCTGGCCATTTCGTAGAGGGACAGGTCTCCGCTGCCGTCGTTCATCGCTCTCCTGCAAAGGGGGTGGTGCCGTCCCCCGGGCCCGAGCTCCCGGGAGACGGCACGTTCGTGGGGGCCGGTCAGCTGGTGATGAGGTTCGCGTCGCGGAGCACAGCGAGCAGGTTGTTGACCGTGGTCACCGCGCTGGACACGCCCGACTGGACGTTGGTGACCTGGGCCTGCGTCGGCGGGTTGGAGATGCTGCCGGAGCTGAACGAGGCGTTGCTGACGCCTGCCGCCGGGATCGTCCGCACCACACCGTTGCTGTGCTTGATCTTGAACGTGCCGGAGTCCGACCACAGGTGCCAGCCCGACACCGGCGTCCCCGGGTCGGAGCTCGACACGACGTTGAACGCCCCGGACGACTGCTTGATCTGGAGACCGGTCTTGATCCCCGCCTGGCGCTTCAGCTCGGCTACGTCGCGTCGCAGGTCGTTGATGATCCTGTCCAGGCCGCCAGGCATCTGGTCGGAACTCATAGGGTCGGCTCCTCCAGAATCAGCTGGGCTTCTTCCTTGCCGGACATCCGAGAAATCGGCGTGATACCGATCCCCAGCAGGCGCTGGCTCTCGTCGAAGGAGACTTCGCCGTCGATGTACGGGTGCCAGACGCTGACGATCTTCCGGCGCACCTGATCACCCAAGCTGGACGGCGTGAGCGTGGTTTTTTTGCCGAGGACCACGGTCACGCTGTGGACGCGCAGAGCGCCGGCGAACGTGTTGATCCACCGCGCGGCGAAGTCGTCGAGGGTGCCCGAATCGGTCGACTGGAGGGGGTGGTCGATCACCCTGTCGATACGAGGCCAGCCCGCCTCATAGTGTGCGGTCGCCTCCACCCACGTGCTGACGGTGGGGACCGCCGACTGGGTGGCATCCGTCGTCTCCGGGGTGCCGCCCCGGGCGAGCATGCGTGTGCCGGCGCGTAGGGCATCGATTTCCTCGCTTCGTTCGACGATCGAACCGCCGCGCGGTGACTCCTCGAAAAGGTGGACGACGCCCGTGTCGATCCGGGGGGCGCCGACAACGATCCGCCGGTCCACGCTGGTCCCGGAGATGCGCGGATCGCAGTAGAACTCGAAACCGTTCTCCCCGGCTTCCCGGGCGTAGGCGGTGATGATGGCGCCGTGCGTCCGTCGGTCTTCAGGCTGTGCGGTGAGGGGCCGGATCACCGACGAACTGCCTGAGGTGAGGGCCAGGCCGATGTCGGCGTGGAAGTCGCCCTGGAGGTGGGCCAGCAAAGCGCGGAAGTTCGCGAACTGCTCCCCGGTGAAGTTAATGGGGAGATCCATCTGGGTGTTCAGGATGTAGGCGTCCAGCGTCGAGCCGCGGAGCGTGATGGTTTCCGTGCCTCGACGGGACCGGCCTGGTCGGGCGCCGTGGAGCCAGTACTCCCCCCACAGATCCCCATCCCGCCAGATCCGGATCGTCGTCCGGCCCGGCCCGGTCGACAGATCCGAGCTTTTGCGGGGGACGATCTTGCGGGCTTTCGCGGCCTGGACCGGGTTGGCGAGCGGGATCATCGCGGAGAAGGTGCCCGGCTCACCGATCCGCCGGTCGAAATGGACGTTCGTGAGCTCGACGTCTGTGATGTAGTCGCCGGTCAGGAGGTCGTGCGCGGTGTACCGGTAGGGGCTGATGCCGAGGCCGGGGGTGAAGCCGGGCGGAGGCGGCGGCGGTGGTACGGCTTCACCCTGGGAGAAGATCAGCGTGTAGCCGGCCGAACCGGCGACGTACCCATCGGTTTCGAACGTGCGCGGGCCGACGGGCGACGAGGAGTAGAGGGCCCGGGCGGCGACGTGCGCGGCGACGTACCCGGTGTTCCCGCTCGTGATTGGCATGTAGCCGCTGGGGTCGTCCCAGTCGGTGTTGCCGTACCCGAACGCGTAGGAGACCCGGACGTCCAAGTTCGAGCCGGAGCCGAAGGCGGGGTTCGCGCCCGGGGTCGCGACGCCGTCGAGGCCGCCGTCCCATGCTTCGAGGGACTCTCCTGCGATGACGACGGACGAGGAGGCGTCGCGGACGACGAGGACGGTGGCGACGCCGACCGACCCGGGCGCCTGGGTCACCTCGTATTCGTCTGGCTCGGATGAGGTGATCATCCGGCGGTGGACCTTGGTGACGAACTGCCCTGGAATCGGCGTCAGGTCGTAGGGCGAGGACCAGGCGGGGCCGCCGCTGATCCCCATCTGCCCCACGGAACCTTCATCCACGCCTTGGAAGACGTGGATGACGTCACCCGGGCGTGCGTTCCCGGGGGCGGGGATGGTGTCGCTGGCCCCGGAGATGACGACGGTGTAGGCGGTGCGGATCGATGGCAACCCGTCACCTCCTTACTCGACGGCGTGGCGCCACAGAACGGTTGCTGCCGGGGCGGATCCGCCGGCGCTCGTGTAGGAGAAATCGAGGGTGCCGGGCGGGAAAACGAAGTCGGTGACGGGGGCGCTGGTCTGGGTGAGGTGGTTCATGACGTCCTCGCCGTCGACGGAGGCGATGCCGAGGTGGACGTCGATGCTCAGGCGTTCCCCGGAGCCGATCGTCAGGTCGAAGGCGAGGAGTTTCTCGTTAACGACCTCGTTGCCGACGTGCTGCTCGATCAGCAGCTCCGGGTCGGTGGCCGGGCCGGGGATGCGGATCTCTGGTCGTGCGTCGGCGTTGCCTACGGAGGCGAGGGAGACGGTGGCGCCGTCGGCGACGACCGCGTTGGCCAGCTCCCGGGAGAGCAGGCGGGGATCGGACAACGTCCACTTCAACGTGACGTTCGCTCGGCCCATCCGGAAATCCGGGTCGACGGGGATGCCGCGCCCGCTCACCTTCCCGTAACCGATCCACGTCCGCTCCAGGAGCCGGATCGCGAGCGGGTATTCGGTGTCGTCCGGGCTGAGGCCGAAACGCAGCCGCAGTTCGTCGATGACGTCTTCCCACTGATCGCGGGGCGCGGACGCGGTTCCTGCCCAGATGACATAACGCTCCTGGCCGAGGTCCCGGCCGGGATAGGACCCGGACCTGGTGGGGTGCGGGACGTTGCCGGGGTCGATGTCGGGGAGGCTGTACCAGCCGTCGAGCGTTTTCAGGCTGTAGGGGGTGCCGCCGCCGAGGAGGAGGCCGCGCCATTCGCCTTGGCCGGGCTTGTAGATCTGCTGGCCGGGGACCTGGGAGCCGCCGACGGCCGGTTGGGGGACTTGCCAGGTGGCGGTGATGGGGTTCGGTGACACTTCGACGTTTTTGAACGCCTGCACGGTCGGGGCGGGGATGTCCCACGTGCCGGTGATGAGGTCGGGTTGCGCGTGGGCCGGAGCCCCGCCATCGAGGGCCAGCACGTCGGGGGCGGGGACGGACCAGGTGCCGTCGACGGTTTCCGGTGCGGTGCTGGAACCTGCCGCGATGGCAGGCACCGGGATGTTCCACGTGCCGGTGACCGAACTGGGTGCGGCCTCCTGGTGGACGGCCGTGCCGCCGATCCACCCCTCGTCCCCTACGGCGATGTCATCGAGGAAGTGCTCGATGAGGTCGATGTTGGTCCACGCCACGGTGGTCGGCACCGAGGTCCCGGTGTTGAGGCTGGACGCCGTGCCGGTGTCGGAAGGGGTTCCGGTGTCGGCGTCGAGGTAGAGCTGCGCTTCGACGGATCCGTTGCCGGTCGTGGTGCCGTAGGTGATGCGGATTTCGACGCGGACCCACTGGCTGGTGGGGATGTCCTCGGCGAGGGTCAGGAGGGTGGTTGAGGTGGCGGTGTTGACCAGTCGGAGGATGCCGTTGGTCAACAGGGTGAGGGAGACGTTCCCCGCCACGAAGATCGCGCCCGTGGAGAAGGGCAGGGTCGGGAAGCGGAAGTAGGACCGCATGTAGAGGGTGCGGGCCGCCAAGGTGATGTTCCAGTGCAGGGCGGCGAAACCCTCACTGACGGGGAAGCGCCCGACCAGGGGTGCGCGCTGTCCGGTGGCGCTGGTGCTGCTGAAGGCGGGTGACCCGTCTTTGGCGGTGAACGCGTCGCCGGATGTTCCGCCGGAGTTTCCGGTGGTGATGGCGTTCCCTGCGGTCCCGCCGGAGAACCTGTTAGCGAGAAGCACGGCTCACCCCCTGCGTCAGTTGGAGAGCCGCGCCACACCGTCTGAGTGCCACGTGATCAGAAACGTGCCGTCCTGGGTTTCCAGGGCTTCGCCCCACCAGACGGCGAGCAGCGCCCTGTTGCTCTTGTTCGGGAAATAGAGGAGGCCGCCCTCGCTGATCAGCGTGGTTTCGGTCAGCTCGATGTTGTCGAGGTCGTACTTCGCGAAGCCCGAGGAGACGGTGAGTGTGGACCCGAGAGCGAGAGGCCCGCCGGTCGTGTAGCCCGCGCCCGTCGACTGGCCGCTGTTCCACGGCGCGGAGTTATACGTCGTGTCGGTAGCGAAGTTGGGGGTGATCGACGATCCCCACAGGGCGAGCTTGCCGTCCTCCGCCGTCAGATCGATCGCCAAGGCGCTGGGGTCCCACTGGTCCACCTGCGTGGCCATCATCAGACCAGATCCGACCCACGCCATCAGGCACCCCCAGGACTGTTGACCTGCGAACGCAGGCGTACGGGCTCGGGGGCCGCGACCGCCGACCCGTCAGGCAGAGACACTGGGCCCGCCGTCGGCTTCAACTCGGACAGGACGGCTTCGAGCTCGGCCCACCGTTCTTCCAGACCGGGCAGTTCGGCCTCGTAGGCTTCGCGCCTGGCCGCTGTGAGCTCCGGGTCTCCGAGCTTCGCTCGGACCTTGCGCAGCCGGGCCACACCGCGCACCCACGACCGGAACTCGGTGGTGTTCTCCATCGCCGTCCGCTTGGCTGCGAGCGACTCCGGTGTCTGCTCGGCCTCGTGCGCCGTCTTCGCGTCGGCCAGGGCCTCTTGCAGGTCGGCGACGGTGGTGAGCATTTCTGCTTCCTCGGACAGGCGTCGCGCCTTGATCCTCGCCTGGCTCACGAGGCCTCCTGCACGATGACGGCGGCCTCGACGTGGACGTCCTGATGCTCACGACCACGCCGGTCGGTTCTGTTCGTGACCGTGACGTCGGATCCGGCGTCGGTCGGTCGGGACACCTCGCGGCGGATGCGGCCGTTGCCGTCGCGGGTCTCCCTGCGGACCGGCCGAGTGCGGCCGAAGTTGGATTGAACGCCGAGCAGGCTGTCGCGGTAGGGCGTCGTTTCGGGCATGCGAAATACACCTCCTGGGAGGGCGGGGGCAAAGGGGTTATGAGCCGCGGGCGTGGACGACCTCGAAGGCGACGTCCGAGTTGAAGCGGTCGATGTCGACGTTCTCCTGGAAGACGGTGCCGTACATGTTGACCGTCGTCCCGCTACTGCCGGCGGAGTCGTTGGGTTTGACCACCGACAGGTTCACCGGTGCCGGCTGCTGGCCGGTGGGCCGGTTTTGTAGCCGGTCGTACATGTCCTGCGACGTGCCGGGCTGCAACGTCTTCATCGTGGATTCGTTCATGATCGCGCGCGCTTGGGCGGCGATGACCTTGACGGCGTCGAGGATGGTGTCGCGTTTCGCGTTGATGCCGTCGCGCCAGCTGTCCATCATGGCCTCAGCGGACGACGTCATGATCGACTTGATGTTCGGGAGCCTGCTCAGCAGGCCGTCCCCCAGCAGCGTCATGATCGAGATGCCGGAGTAGTAGGGGTTCCCGCTGCCTGAGAACGGGCCGGTTTTCGCAGGCGAGAACGGCAGATAGTCCTTGATCTGCTGCACGATCCCGGCCATCGTCCCGCCGATCTCGCCCGCCTTCGCCCGCAGACCGTCGAGCAGACCGCCGATGATCTTCCCGCCGGAGTTGTAGAGCAGCGTCCCCACGTTGCCCAGCGCGGACACCATCTGCGGCGGCAAACCGGTCACCCACGCGATCAGGGCGACGCCCTTGTCCTTCGCCGCCTGCTTGATGCCTTCCCACGCTTCCGACGTGGTCGACTTGACGTTCGCCCACCCTTCGGAGAAGAAGGCTCCGACCTCGCCGGGGATGCCCTGCACGCCTGCGACGAGTTCGTCGGCCTTCGCGGTGGCGGACGACGTGATCTCCCCCCACCACTCGGCCGTCGAGGAACTGACCGCCTCCCAGCCTTCGGAGAAGAACTCCCCGACCTCGCCAGGAACAGCGGACAGCCACTCCATCAGCCCGTTCCACGCCTCTTCGGTCGTGGTGGAGACGTCCTCCCACAGGCCTGAGAAGAACGGGACGATCGTCTCTTGCCAGCCGGTTGTGAACTCCTCGATCGCCGCCGCCGGATCAGGCAGCAGCTCCATCAGGAAATCCATGATCTGTGCGCCGACCCAGGCGAGGGCGTCACCCCACCCGCGCGACCACTGCTCGGCGCTGTTGGCCACGGAGCCGGACAGTGCCTCGTCGGCTGCCTTGACCGCACCCCCGACCTCGCCCAGACCCTCTACCGCCGTGGCCGGGTCGAGCGCGTACAGGGCGTCCTGGAGGTCCTCGGCCTTACCTCCGAACAATGCGACTGCGGCGGCGTCCTGCTCGACCGGGTCCTTCATGTCGCGGAGCCGATCGATGACATCGCCCATGGCCTCTTGGGCTTTCGGCCCGCCCTCGGCGAAGATCTTGAACATTTTGTCCGAGTCGAGGCCAATCGCCTTGAACGCGTCCGCGCTGGTCTTCGACCCGTCCTTCGACCGGATCGCGAATTCCTTCAACGCGTCGCCGACGGTGTCAGCGTCACGCGCGCCGGCCTTCAACCCCTGCGACATGAGGCCGAGCGCGGTATCAGCGTCCAACCCGATCTCGCGGAACTGCGTCGAGTACTCCTCGAACGTGTCGAGCAGATCCTCCGACTTGTTGATGCCGTCCTGCTGGCCTCTGACGAGGGTGTCGAACGCGGCCTCAGCCGATGGCGACAGGTCCGTGCGCAGCATGTTCGCTACCGCCGCGGTAACCCGGCTAACGTCGTCGTCCATCACCTTGGCGACCGTCATCGCCTGCTCGGTCATGTCGGACAGGGCGTCGTCGCCGAGCTTCCCGGCGCCGTCGACGCCCTGAAGGACCTTGGCCAGCGCGTCGGTGACCTCGCCCAGGCTCTCGCCGTACCCCTGCGCGTACAGCTCGCCCGCGATCCGGCCGAGGCGTTCAGCCTCCGGGCCGAACGCGCCTACCTTCACCGCGAGTTCGGTGAACAGGGCGTCCTTTTCGAGCGCCTTGGACATGCCTTCCATCAGCGCGGCGCCGATCGCCGCGCCAGCCGCAGCCCACCCAGCGCCCTTCATCGTCGACATCAGGCCGTCGGCTGCGCCTGAACCGCTCTGGCGGGCTGAGGATTCGACGCCGTCGCCGAACGCGTCACCCGCTCGGTCACCAGCGCGCCGGGCCTCGGGACGCACGGAGTCCAGGCCGTCCACCGCTGCTTCGCCGGCGCGCTGGCCACCACGGCGCGCCTCGTCGTCGAGGTCGAAGGCCTCTTCTACTGCGGCTCGGAGTTCGGGCGCGAACGAGTCCGCACCGGACAGCATCTCCCGCAGGCTGTCGTCGAGAGCCAGCTCAAGCCGGTCGAGATCGCTGATCGCGGCCGTGGGGTCGAGGCCGTTGACGAGCGCCTGCCCGATGCCTGACATGCTGCCGGCCACGTTGTCCTCAAGCCGCCGCGTCGCGCCGGTCGCTGTGGACTCCAGGCGGTTCATCGACTGCCCAGCGTCCGTCAGGGTGCGGGCGAAGCCGATGTCTTCCGCGTCGATGTATGAGACCAGCTCGCCGACGGTGAGCGCCATGGAGGGTCACCTCCTAGGCGTTTCCTTGCGGGGGATGAGGACGGTTCGCAGCCGGGATTCGGTGGTGAGCAGGCCGAAGATCCGGGAACGCAGCCAACGCCACGACCGGGACCGCAGCAGGCCCGGCTCGTCGACGTCGACGCCGTACACCTGGTGCAGGTCCTGTTCGATCAGAGCCCAGTTGGCGAGGATCTTCGGCCAGGTCAGGCCGAGGTCCCAGCCGGGGGGGTACTCGTACCACTCGTAGAGGCCCGTCGTCGGGTCTTGCTCGCCGCGGCCGTAGAGGGCTTCCTCGTCGAGCTCGGCGTCGGGGTCTTCTCCTGTTTTCCCGGCCGCGCCCAGAACTTCGCCGCCGACGCGTCACTCGATGCGATCCACACCACGGCGGTCAGCGCGACGTGTTTGATCTTCTCCCAGTCCACGTCGTCTGCGAGGAGCTCTGCCTTGACCGGGCCGAGGGCCTGCGCGTAGAGGTCGTTCTCGTCGGCGTCGGCGAGGACCTGGCGGTCGGAGTCGGTCCGGTCCTTCGTGGCCTTGAAGAGGGCGTCGTACCAGCGCTGGATCTTGAGCCCGGTTTCCCCGTCAGGGGACGGGATGCGGTACGTTTTGCCGCCGATCGGCAGCTTGAGGCTGCCGTCGAAGAAGGTGTCGAGGTCCTCGAAATCGGCCGCCATTACTCCTCTTCCTCGACGATCGGGTTGTCGATCGGCTGCCGGACGCCGTGCCCGGTGAGGAGCACGGTGACGACGTCGGTCGCGGTGCCGTCACCACCGTCGGGCGTCCACGTGACCAGGGCCAGGCCCTCGTAGGCCTCAGGCTTGCCGTCCCGGTCGTACCAGCGGACGTGCGCGTATGAGGCGTCGTTGAAGCCCTCAGCGGCCATCCGCAGATTCTCCTGCGCCGCGTTCCAGGCGCCCGTCTCGGGATGGTTCCGGTGGCTGATCTTGAGGGTGACGTTCCAGTTGTAGGCCGTCTTGACATTGCGGGGAGCGCCCTCGTCGTCGTACGTCCGGTCGTCGACGATGACCGGCTCGTAGACGGGCTGGAATTCGCGGATGGCCGGGAGGAACGTCCAGTTCGGGGCCAGGGCGGTGCCTAGGTTGACGTCGAGGCGGTACCGCCTTGCGAGGGCGGTGATGGTCTCAGCGGGCGTCGTCATCAGGGTCTCCTATTCGAGGCGGGAGTGCGGACGGTGCCCGCGCAGGTAGTAGTTGTCGGCGCGCTCCAGGCGGCCGAGGGGGTCTTGGCCGAGGGGGGCGACGGAGTCACGCCAGAGCCGGGTGACGTACGCGACGCCCCAGACGTGGGGGCCTGACTCGTGCAGCAGCTGGTAAACGGCGTCGGCCATGTCCGCGAGGTCGTTGGGGTCGGTGCCGGCGCGGAAGCGGATCTGTACGGCGGCGGTCACGTCGGTGAGGCCGGGCACGGGCTCGTCGAGGTAGAGCGACAGGGTGATGACCTTGTCCGGGGCGGCGGGGACGACGCTGAGCACGATCGCCGTCTCATCCGCCGCGTAGGCGGTGTCCGGTCTCCATGTCGCGATGTCGGCGTCGGCCAGAGTCTGTGCGAGCCCGGCCAGGAAGTCGGCTTCCCAGCTCACGGGATGGCCCGCCTGATCTGCGCGGCCATGATGTCCTGCATCGCCTTCGCCTGGGTGCGCGCTGGCTTCTCCAGGTATTTGCCCTCGCGGTCGTCGTCGTGCTTGAGGTTGAGGTCCTCATGCTGCTTGATCGCGTAGGGGGTGTCGTAGGAGACCGCCGCACGCAGGCCATCAGCGCTGACGGTGCCGGACCGTTCGAGGGTGCCTTCCTCGTGAGGGACGAGCTTGCGGCTCTCCTCGAGGAGGTGCTCGGCGGCGAGCTTCACGCCTTTCTCGGCTGCCTTCATGACGGCGGCCGCGACTTGAGGGCCGTTCCACTTCAGCGAGGAGCGCTGGGCCATCACGACAGGACCACCTCCAGATGCGACGGCACCGGCAGGGACCCGCCGTCGAAGGGCACGGCGGCCGCCACTGTGGCCGTCTCGCCCGCGATGGTGATTCGCGAGTCGACGGGGCAGACGGTGTCGAGCGGCATGCGCAGGATCGTCTCGATGCTGGTGTCGGTGCCGTCGGTGCCTCGGGTGCGTTTTCGCTTTCGTTCGACCAGGCCGCGCACGACGACGGCGGGGCCGTAGGTGGGGCCGCGCCCGCTCGCACCGAGGAAAGGTTCGATGGTGACGTCTTGCCCCATCCCGGCCAGCAGGATGGGTGGGATCCCGGCCATCAGCAGTACCCGGTTCGGGGTGCGTGGCCGGTGAGGCCGGCGGCGTCGAGGATCTCCCACGCTTCAGGGGATTGGCGGGGATCCTTCGGTGCGCCTGCGCCTCCGGGCGCGCGCGAGTAGGAGATGCTGCCCGCGGTGACGCTGGTGTAGTCGGCGCCTGCTCCGGTGCCGTCGTCGCCGTGCTCGATCCACCATTCGACCTGCGCGCAGGTCGCCTCCATGAGCGCGGTGATGACCTTGGCGGCGGTGGGGAGGCCGTCGTCGTCGACGTCGTAGACCGCCGTCTTGAGCGGGTTGGCGTCGAGGTAGCGGGTCGCCCGCACCAGACGCCGGGCGGCGTCGAGCGGCGGGGCCTCGGTCAGCCAGTCGGCCAGCTGCGTCGTGGTCGCATACGTCCGGCCGTCGAGCGTCGGGAGCGGGGAGACCGCGACGCTCTTGCCCTGAGTACCTCGGCCGGTGCCGGTGACCGTCCACTGGAGGATCCAGATCCCCGCCATGGTGTAGTCGACCGGGGCCTGCCACGTGCCCGCGTCGTCGCCGGGGCTGACTGCGGGGGCGTCGGTGGTTCGGTCGGGCCGGGTGACCATGAGGACAGGCGACGTGCTGCCGTCGTGGGGGTTGACCTTGATGACGATGATGTCGGAGTCGCCGACGTCCGGCACTGTGGCCCTCCCCTACATGTAGGTGTGCGTCGCCGCGTTGTGGGTCTCGATGGTGAGCGTCGAGCCGGTGCTTACGACCTCGAGCACGGGGGCCCGGGTGGAGACCTCGAGCTGGCCGGGCTGGTAGACGGGTTCGCCCACCTGGCCGGTCAGCGCGCCGACGATGGGCGGGAGGTTCCCGGCCAGCGTGGCCAGGACAGTGGTGCCGCCTCGCAGCGCGCCCGTGAGCGCGGGGAGAGATCCGGAGAGCAGGGCGTCGACGTGGACGTGCCCGGTGAGGTTGCCGACGAGTGCAGGCAGCACCCCGTTGAGGGTGCCGATCACGGTGTCGTCGCCCTCGACCTCGCCGGTCAGCGAACCGGTGATCGCCGGGAGCGCACCAGCGAGGGTGCCCTCGACGAGCAGTTCCCCGGCCAGGCCGCCGGTGAGCGCGGGCAGCGTCCCGGCGAGTAGGCCGTCGACGTGCACCAGGGCGGCGAGGTTTCCGGCCAGTGCGGGGAGCTGGCCACCGAGCGCTGCCTCGATGGAGACGTCGCCGGTCAGGGTTCCGGTGATGGCTGGGAGTTGCCCGGCCAGCGTGGCGTCGACGACGAGGTGGCCCTCGAGCGATCCGGTGATCGCGGGCAGGACGCCGGCCAGGATGCCGACGACGCCGGACACCTCGACCTCACCCGTGAGCTCACCGGTGAGGGCAGGCAGGTTCCCGGCCAGTTCGCCGGTGACGGTCGTTCGGCCGTCAAGACCGCCAGTGAGCGCGGGGAGTGTCCCGGCCAGCAAGCCCTCGACGACCACGCGGCCGTCGAACGATCCGGTGAGCGCCGGGAGCTGGCCGGCGAGCTCCCCGGCCACGGTGACGTCGCCCGTGAGCGCGCCCGTGATGGCAGGCAGGCTCCCGGCCAGCAGGGCCTCGATGAGCAGTGAGCCGGTGAGTTCGCCGGTGAGAGCGGGCAGGGTGCCGGCCAGGGTGCCGGTGACGTCGCCGCCAGCTTGGGGTGGCTGGATGGCGAGGAGGAAGGTGATGTTGTCGCGGGTCCCGGCCAGGGTCGCGCTGAACGCTCCGGTGGCGCCGGTGCTCGTCTGCGGTGCGGTCGCGATGGCCGAGGCCGTGTCCGCGCCACCGGAGGAGAGCAGGTCGGTGCGTTCGGTGAGCGTGGTCGGGTTGGTGGCGCACGCCCATGAGGCGTCGGTGATGAGCTGGTTATCGTCGGTGCCTACCAGGGCGATGATCAGGCAGTCGGCGACCGTGGTGGTGAGCCCGGTGCAGCCGGGGTGGGCGTTGGTGTTGGCCCGGCTGGTGAACAGGTGTACCGGGTTGGTGGTGTCCGCTCCGGGGATGGCGACCATCGAGCCCGCGCAGGAGTCGGTGAACCCGGACCAAACGTAGTTCGCGGGTTCGCCACTCGCGCTGGTGATCTTCTTCTCGTAGACGCCCGCCCAGAACGTCGTGCTGATGCTCTTGGAGTCGACCAGCGACCAGTCCGACGGGACGGTAGAGGGCGCGGAGGCCGCGCCGCCGTTGACGACGAGGGCGTACAGGGTGTCGCCGTCGGCGATACCCGAAGGTTTGGTGATGGTGGTCGAGGTGGTGGTGCTGGTGCCGCCCAGACCTGGCGACCGGTAGGTGGGGGCGGCCATCTCACCCTCCCGGGGCTACGCGCTCGCGGGCTGGCTGATGCTGCCGCCGGTGATCAGGAAACCCACACCCGTGCTGATGGCCAGGGTGTTGAGGGTGATCAGGCCGCCGCCGCCGGTCAACGTGACTTCGCCGTCGATGACGCCCAGCCCCGTCGCGGCCGCCTCGGTGGAGTCGCAGAAGCGGCACCAGCCCGCGGCCGCAGTCGCAAGACCGTCGACGTCGAGGGCCGGGGTGATGTCGATGTCCGCGCTGCCGGTGTTGGGGCTACCGAACGCCGGATCGGAGAGCGTGATTTCGGCGAGCTTCGTCCCGGATGGGCTGGTGGCCGGGGTGGCGGGCTGGCTGCCGGAGTAGATGCGGAGCACGCCTGCTCCGGAGCCGCCGTCGATGAGGGCGAGGATGGCGGCCAGGCCTGCGTTGCGGGCGGCGGTGTTGATGCGGATCGGCATCTTGGTCCTTTCTTAACGCGGGCAGGCGGGAGCGCACGTTCAGATGAGGGCCCGCCCGCCCGCGAGCCTTAGTCGAAGACGGCGACCGTCACCGACGCCGGGGTGGTGCCGGAGTAGTCGACGTGCACCGTGCCGTCCTCCTGGCGGTGCTCCGGGCCGAACCCCTTGATCCGGCGGGGCTTCCCGGCCGGGATGACGATGATGGTGTCCTGGACCGCGAGGTCGCCCTTGCCGATGGTGATCGGGGTCGGGATGGTGACCTGGAGGGAGGCGTCGTCGCCGTTCATGACGTACAGCTCACGGCCGTCCTTGTAGACGAACATGTTGCCGTCGGTGATCTCGGCCGCGACGTCGACGTCGGCGGGGTCGACGCCGGCCAGGGTGACGCGGGTGGGGGTGATCAGCGTGCGCGCCATGGGTCAGGCCTCCTGCTTGCTGGCGAGGATCTTGTCGATCTGGTCGATGACCCCGGCGCGGTTCCTGCCCTCGGCCTCGGCCAGGCCGACGCGCGTGACCTCGTCGGCGTCAGCCTCTTCGAGGTAGGCCAGGACTCCGGGGACGGTGTCGCCGCTGGGGTCGTAGAGCTCGCCGGTCTGCTCGACCGCGTGCTCGTCGGCCACCCGCCACCCCTCGATCCCGGCCTGCGCCTTGGCGAGGTGCTCGATGTCGTCGGCTGAGCCGGGGACGGTGAACGCGCGGCCCACCTTGACGCCGTCGGCGTCGTATCGCTCGTAGAGGGCCATTAGACGTCCAGGCCGCGCATGAGGGCGTGCGCCATCTCGTTGCCGTAGGCGAGGCCGATCTCGCCGTAGATCTGCACGTCGTCGCTCGCGCCGGTTTTCGCGAGGGGCTCCTCGAAGAACACGCCCTTGCCGGGGGTGTTCAGCAGGACCGGGCGGCACTGGTCGAGGGAGACGACGGCGATGGCGTCGGAGGGAACGTGCCGGTCGAGCATGATGTTCAGCCGGCCGAAGTCCGTCTCGATGACGTCGACGGCGACGCCACCGACCCGCCGGTTGGCCTCGGTGATCGTCACGGTCTTGCCGTAGGCGTCGGCGTACGCGGCGGTGATGGCGCGCTTCTGCGTGCTGTTGACCAGGATGGTGGCGGTCTCCGGGTTCTGGAGGCCGCCGTTGTCGTAGGCCATCTGGATCAGGTCGTCGATCTCGGTGGTGGTCAGGGCGCTGGTGCGCGGCCGGACGTAGTCGATGTTCGACGTCGAGGTGCCGAGCGTGATCGCGGAGCCGCCCTGGCTGGTGGCCACCTTGAACGAGTCGGTGGCCTTGCTGACGACGTAGTAGACGCGGCCCGCGACGATGTTCGTGGCGTCGCCGGTCCTGACGAACACGATCTTGTCGTTGTTGGCGACGCCGGTCGTGGTCTCCGAGATCGTGTCCGTCGCCGACGACAGGCCGGTGATGGTCAGACCGGCCTTGCTGATCCGGTTGGTGGTGATGGCCTGGAACAGGCCCCGAGTCCGGCGCGCGGTCGTGTTGTCGGTCGGCAGCAGGTAGGTACCGTTCAGGAACCCCCAGTTCACGTCCAGCGCCACCTGCTCGATGGCCCGCTGCACCTGCCAGTCGAGCTCGTTCCCGACGGGGTTGGTGCCGCCGCCGGGGTGGTTGAACGGCGCGGACTGCGGGGAGGCGAGCTGCTGGGTGGCGGCCTGCTTGGTGTAGCTGAGGCTGACCTTGTGCTGGTGGATCTCCACGACGTTCTTCACGTTCGCCCGGGCCCGGCCTTCGGCGGTCGGCGCGGTCGCGCCTTCCACCTTGGTGTTCTGGCCGGGCGAACGCAGGTCGTAGGTCTGCCACTCGAACTCGGTGCTCGTGACCATGCCGCCGCCGGTGAGGCCGCCGATGGCGGACAGGAACGGAGTGGCGTTCGGGGTCAGCCCGAACAACTGGCCCGTGTAGTTGGGCAGGTTGAAGGTGGTGCCCATCGCGGTAATACCGGACACGGGGCCACTCCTATCTGTGGGGCGTTACTGGGGCGGTGGGGGGAGCGCGCGCTGTCGCTTGAGGGCGATGGCGAGGGCGTGGTTGCCGGCCTTTTCGGCTTCGGCGATCTGCTGATCGAGGGTCGGCCCGGTCGAACCGGAGCCGGTGAAGTCGCCGCCGCTCACAGGCGGGGGCGCGGGCGGTGCGGGAGGCGCGGCGCCGGTCTGGGCGGCCATCCACGGGTTCGCGGTCAGCGCGCCCTTGATGGCGTCGGCGAGCTTGGCCGGGAACTCCTCGGAGCTCGGGTCGAGCTGCGCGGCGGCGGTCTGGAACGCCACCGAGCCGAGCAGCGCCTCAGGGTTGACGCCGTGCTGGCCGGCCGTGGTGAAGGCGTGGCGGATGACCGTCTCGGTCCGGGCCTTGACCCGGTTGCTGGCGGCTTCCTGCCGGGCTTCGGTGAGCTCCTTCTGCCACTTCTTCGGCAGCTTGCTGATGTCGTCCATGCCGCCGTCGTCGACGTGCGCCGGGGGTGGCGGTGTCCACGTGGGCGGGGTGGGGATCGGCGCGGGCGCGGGGGGAGCGACCGGGGCCGGTGGTGCGTTGACCGGAGCGGGCGCGGGAGGCGCCGGGGGCTGGCCGGTCGGGTCGGGCGCCGGGCCCGGTGTGGGCGTCGGCTGCGGGGTGGGCATGGTCATGCGGACCCTCCTGGGGTGCGCTGGTGGTGAGCGGCTCTGGCGCCTGGCCAGGGCCCGATGTGTGAAAGGGGGCCTTCTCCGCGCCTGGCGGATTGGGCCCCCTTTCGGCGGGTTCAAGACTGTGGGTTTCGGGCCTGCGTTTGGACAGATCTGGACAGATCGGGTCCTGTCGGGCCGTACCGTGCGGGCTATGCAGCCACAGCAGCAGCAGCAGCCATATCAGCCGTTCCAGCCGCAGGGCGGGCAGTGGCAGCACGCGCAGACGATGCCGGTAGGAGCTCCGCAGCAGCCGGCCTACATGCAGCAGCCGACGATGGTTGCCCCGCCTCCGCCACCGCCGAAGAAGAGCGTGGTCTGGAAGGTGCTGGGCGGGATCGCCGCGGGCGTGGTGGCGTTCCTGGTCGTCGGCTGGCTCCTGGCCTCAGGCCCGGAACCTGCTCCGACGCCGGACACGCCGGCCGTCGAGCAGCTGGTGCCGGAGAAGTCAGATCTGACCGCCGGTCAGCGGGCCGTGTATCTGGCGACGATGGGCTCGATCGATCAGGGCCTGGTCGTGAACGAGGCCCGGGCGGTGCGCCGGGGAGAGAACACCTGCCTGGATATTCAGCAGGGCAAGAGCGAAGCCCAGGTGCTGACGAACATCGAGGCTCGGTTCTCTGGGGGCAACGCGACGGTGAACAGCGAGGGCGCCGCGTTGATCCTGGAGGCCGTCAAGGTGTGGTGTCGTCCAGCTTGACCATCTGGTAGCCGTTCGACCAGCCGTCGCGGATGAGGGCGCGCACGGCGTCGGCCTCCGAGGCGCTGCGGTTGTGGTGCCGCCAGCGGAGCACGGCCGAGGCTGCGGAGTCTCCGCCGGTGTAGGTGACGGTGTCGTCGGGGTTGATCGTGGCCCGGGACGTCTCCGCGCCAGTGGCTACGGAGACGATGCGCATCACGGTCATGGCGTCACGCTACCGGCGATCAGGTTCCGGGTGCCCGTCGCCCGCTCGGCGAAGTAGTCGAGCGCCTTGAACGTGTAGTCCAACCAGCTCGTCTTGCCGAGGTGCTCGAAGTCCGGGCGCAACTGCTCAAGGCGCTGCCGTACTTCGGCCAGGTCCTCGGCCGTGAACGGGTTCTCCTGCTCCATGCCCTCAGTGAACGGGTTGCGGATGAACTTGAACGTGGGGTCGTAGGAGGCGTCGCCCCAGGCGAGCCCGTGGTCGATCGGGACGACGTGGCCTTCGGAGTCGACGAGCCAGTTGCCCATGTTGCGGTCGATGTTGCCCGTGAGCACGTCGAGCAGGCCGAGCCGCCGGCCTTCGTCCGTGCCGGGGTGGTGTTCGAAGCCGCGGGGTAGACCTTCGTCGCCCCATTCGGCTGCGTCTTCGGGCGAGGTGTGGCCGTCGACATAGCGCATCCACAGGTTGGTGTCGTCGCTGCGGTAGACGGCGGGGGCGCGGAGGTCGAGGGCGCGGGCGACCATGTAGGCGGCCTGCTCAGCGTCCGCGTCCTGCATCTCGTCGAGCCCCGGCTTGGATCTCTTTCTGATCACCTTGATGCCGTTGGCCAGGTCGACGAGGAACGTCTCAGCGGATGCTCCTCCGAGGCGGCGTGCGCGCTTCTCGTCGTAGTCGTCATCGGGCAGGTTCTTCGGCTTGAGCGCGTCGGCCAGGGCGCGCTGGTCGCCGTCGAGGGCGCGGTGGTAGGGCTTCGCACCCTTCGGGACCGCGCGCTGACGTTGACGGCGCGGAGCAGCGGGCGCGGGCGTCTCGATGATGGCGTCGTCGAGGTCGAGCTGCCCAGGTGCTTTTTCGGTGATCGCCGAAAAAGCCTGGTCAGGGGTGCGGCGGGCTGGCGTGGGCGCGGGCCCGCCGTCCAGCGTCGGCTGCACATCCGGGCCGAGGCCCTCGGCCGGGCCGCCTTGAGGGCCGCCGGCGGGCGGGATGTTCCCAGCGCCGATCCGCTCCCTGTACGGCAGCCGCTTCAACTTCGGATGCGCGGCGAGGTGGTCGCGCATGGCCTTCTGCCACTCGCGCGTCTTCGCTGCAGCAGCCTTCCGGGCTTCCGGGGTGAGGGCGGCCTGCTCGCGCTCCTTGTGCTTGCGGATGGCCCGCTCGATCGCGCGCTGGCGCTGGCGAGCCTCATCGCCTTCGGGGTCGGCGGTGGCGTCGGGGATGCGGGTCAGGCCCGGGGTGTAGGCCGAGACGCTGTGCCGGCAGTTCGGGTGCTGGAAGCCCGCGGACTGCGCTTGGGCGAGGGTGGCGGTGACGTGGATGGTGACCATCTCGTCATCCCGCGTGGCGTGCTCGATCTCGATGTCGCCGGTCGGGCCGTTGAGCGAGAGCACTTTGCCCTCGAAGGGGCGGCACAGTTTGCATTCCTGGCCGTGGTTGGACACGTAGACGAGGTCGACGTCGAGCGAGGCGAGGCGGTCGGTTTGGCCTTGTGTGGCTGCGCGGGCGATGTTGGTGCGGCCGATCATCTCCGCGTAGCTGCTGAGCTTCCAGCGCCTGTTGGCCGAGTCGACGAAGCTGGTGATGCCCTTGTCGGTGAGGGCCTGCCACGCCGCCTGCGAGGCCTGCAAACGGGTCTCGGTGCCGGTGGCGATCCTCGCGGCTGTGGCCGCCTGGACGCTGCGGTAGGCGTCGAGGACGTTGCGCAGCAGGTTGCCCTCGACACGGCCGAGGTCGCGGTGGAGTGCGCCGGCGATGTTCTCGATGACGGCGGTGTTCGGGATGGTCTTGCGTGCCGCCTCAGCCCTGCTCGCGATGCCGCTCTTCGGGAAGAAGGCGTCGGGCAGGTCGGTGAGCGCGGAGCCGCTGCCGTGCCGGTAGGCGCCCGCGACCGCATCACGGATGGTCTGGTGCTTGGACGCCTGGAGTGCGGAGATGACCGAAACGGCCGCCTCACGCAGCGGGCGCACCGCGGCGAGTTTGTCTTCCTGGTAGGGGGAGGGGAGGGCGAGGTCGGCGCGCAACCGGGCGGCGATCGTTTTGACGAGCGCGGTCTCCACCGAGCGATAGAGGTCAGCGACCGAGGCGGCGATGTCGTCGAGGAGGTCCTGGTCCACAGCCATCGGGGAGGACCTCCCCGCGAACTGTTAACTCTCGGTTAAGGGTTCGCCTTCGCCCTCAGCCGGGGTGGGCTCCTCGACGGCCTCTACGCGACGGGCGCGGTTGGCCTCTCCGTGGTACAGGCAGGTGAGTTCTCGGCACATCACTCCTCCTCGACGGGCTGCTCGCCCTCGGCTGGTTCGCCGGGCCCGCCGCCCGTCATCGGGAGTCCGAGCGGATCCACAACGGGGTCAGGTCGGGCGTCGCCGATGCGATCCACCTCGGCCTGCACCTCGGTCTCGTCCCAGTCCGGATGCAGCATCCGCACCAGGGTTTCGTCGGAGGCGGCCTCGGCCTGGCGCATCAGGTGGGCGGTCTGGGCGAGCTGCATGATGTCCGGGCTGACCGAGTCGGCCAGCGCGATCGTCGGCAGCTCTGGCACCACGCCCGTCCTGAACATGGAGGATTCGAGTTGGAGCAGCATCTCGATCGCGGCCGCGAGTTCGGGCGTCGTGTAGAGGCCCTTCTTGCCGCGCGTGGTGAGCGACCTGCGCTCCTTGGCGGACACCTCGGTAGCGGTCACGGCCACATCACCCGACAGACCGAACGACTGAGCCGAGTAGCCGGTCGCGCGCAGGATCGCGGCGAGGATCTCAGCCTGGGTGTCGCGGTGCTCGACGACGCGGATTGCGAACTGCTGCGCGCTGATCTCCAGGCGGTCGCCGTTGAACAGGCCGTCGACGGCCTCGTAGATCTCTCTGTCGAGGTCGAACGCGGAGCCCTTGCCTGGGCCCTGGTTCTGGAGGTAGTCGCGGGGGACGATCAGTCGGGCACGGCCCAGGTAGATGTCCCGCATCCACGACGTCCACACCATGTCGAGCCGGTCGAACAGGTCCATGACAGGGCCGTCGAAGTCCGAGCGTCCCAAGTTGGCGCCGGCGGGGACACGCCGCCAGGTGCGGTTGGGGTACATGTTCGGGATGTAGCGGGCGGTGCAGCGCGTCAGCTCGGTCTTGATCGCGGGCAGGAGCTTCGCCGTCTCGGGATGCTCGGTGAGGGCGATCGACGTGCCGAGGTCGGACATCGAGCCTCGGTACAACCCGTGGAGGATCCAGCCGGGCTCATGCCGTTCGAGGTGGTAGAGCCACGTGGAGTCCTGCTGCTCGACCACCCGCCAGAACGTGACGGCGTGGAGCTTGCCCCAGCGCCACTCCGGGATCGCGGTGTCGGCGTCAACGCCGTCGAGCCACGGGCCGGGGGCCATCTCCTTGTCCCACACCGCGCGCAGGTAGTAGCCGCCCAGAGCCGCGCCGACTTCGGCGTTGCGTAGCAGGGTGGCCTGCAACGCGGGGATCATCTCGTCGATCCGGGCCTGGGTTGTGGTGTTCTCGACGGTGATGGCCGGCGGCTCAGAGAACAGGAGATCCGCGCTCATGGTGGCGATGTCGGACGCGACCGGCACGTGCAGCTTGCGGCGCTTCTCGCCATCCGGGGTGGGGTCTCCCCAGAATTTGCGGGCCGTCCAGCCGACGAGGCCGCCTCGGTACTGCGCGGGGCGGTTGGTGGGGCGTTGGCCGGTGGCGGTGGGGTCGCCGTAGAGGGCTGCGAGGGCGTCGGGGTCGCCTTCGTACCAGGTGTTCAACGTGTTGTAGTGGGCGAGGATCGGTTCGTGTTGCTTGGGCGGCCAGGTGCCGCCACCTGCGGGGAGGGGCATGGGGAGTCCCTCCTTCAGGTGGTGAAGCCGGAGCGCAGCTCGTTGGCCTCGTCTTGGTCGGCGGGTTCGGTCTCGAGGGTGGTGACCTGGATGTGTTCGGGGTGGTCGGGCTTGTCCTCAAGGGCGCGGAGTTCTTCGCGGATCTCGTGGATGATGACCGCGATGAGGCGGGCGATCATTCGCCGTCGCGGTCCGGAATGAGCTCCAGTTCCACGTGGACCGGCAGCCCGTCCGCCAGGGAGAAGTGCCGCCTCTTGTCGATCACGTACCGCTTGCCCATCACAAGGACGATGGAGCCAGTAGCCAGGCTGGGCAGCGCGTCGGGCCCGTCGGGGGCGGCCTTGACTCGGTCGGCGGTGAGCGCGTCGAGGCGCTCGTACTTCTCCGGGGTGGTGTGGCCGTCCCAGGCAGGCGCGTGCTCGCCCGTGGTGATGCGGACGTGCTTGAACAGGTCCATGTCGTCCCCGGACAGGTGCCAGGAGAGCTGACCCTGCGGGGTGTCGACGAAGATGACCGGCCAGGTCGGGTTCTCGCGGTCGGAGCCGAGGACGATGACGGCCGGGTAGACGGTGGCCAGGTGTGCGATGAGGTGGGCGCGCTCGCGGTAGATCGGGTTCTCGTCGGCCATGATCAGACCTGCTTGTCGAGCGCCGCGCGCACCAGGCAGTCCTTCGCTTCCAGCAGCTTCCGCAGTCCGGCGTGCAGCTCCGGGCCGGAGCCGATGACGAGGATCATCTGCTCGGCCAGGTCGTGGACGGGCTTGCTCACCTTCTGGAGGTGGGCGGGGAGGTGCTCGTAGTCGAAGTAGCGGCTGAGCTGGAAGATCTCCGACTTGGTGCCGGCGGGCAGGTGCATGAGGATCCCTCTCGGATGGGATGCGATTTCTATACCGGACAGAATGCATGGTCTGTTGCGTGGCTAGGTGTCCTGACCTGCGGGAATACGGTGCGTGACGTCCATCAAATGGCCGTCAAATACGCAACGTCACGCGGCCACGAGAACGCGCTCGCGCAGATGGTTCCGCCACGTCGACTGAGTCGTATGGACGATGTACCGGATCATGTCCAGGCCGTGGTCTTCGGCCTTGACCGGCTCGTCATCGCCCTTCTCTGCCTTCTTGTCGTCCCAGCTGTAGCCGGGGAACTCGTTGATGATCTCGGGGCAGTCCGCGCTGATCTTCAACAGGTCGGTCGCGAGTAGGGAGGCGACGGTGCGGATACCGGGGACGACCTCGTTCTTGCCGAGAACCGAGTTGAGCCCGTGGTCCTTCAGCTGCACGCGGAACGACGCCGCGCTCGGGTCGATGACCACGTAGTCGGGCTGGACGCCCCTCGTGCCCCCGCCGATGTCCACGCCGTTGAGCCAGCCTCGGAAGCGGACCGAGTATTCGGCGTCGGTGAGCGACCGGAGTTCGCGCTTGGAGTCGTATCGCCACTCGTGCGTGAGGTACAGCCGCCCATCTTGGCCGAGGCCGAGCAGGCCCGCGTGGAAGGGGTTGACGGTGCCGTAGTCGGCGCCGGCCGCGACCCAGCGGACGATCGGCGGGATCTTCTCGACAACGTGCCGGTCGGAGTCCCACATGTCGTAGACGGCGCCCTGCGCGAGGCACCACTCGCCCTTGATGAAGCGGCGGTGCCACAGGCCGACGTATTGCGCCTTGAGCCGGTCGACGTAGTCGCGGGTGAGGGACGGGTTGTCGTCGAGGGTGAAGTGCCAGTGGCGGGCGCCGACTTCGCCGGCCTTCAGGATGAAGTCCTTGCGCAGCCAGTGGCCCGGCCCGTCGGGGTTGGTGGTGGCGAGCAGGCGGGCGCCTCGGACACGTAGGCGGGAGAGCAGCATCATCCAGAAGCTCTGGGGGATGAGGGTGGCTTCGTCGACGTAGGCGAGGGCGATGGTGGAGCCGCGGATGCGTCCTTCGGCGCGTACGTCGTTGGCGCCGATGAGGTGGACGGTGCGGCCGAGGATGACGGCTGTGGTGGAGCCGGGGGTGTGCTTGATCAGAGTGCCGAGCCAGCCGAACAGGTGACTGGATTCGAGGGGCTCGATGATGTTCCGCTCGATGGTCTGGAGTGTGCGGCCGACGATGACGATCAGTCCGTGGTCGGGTGCGGCGGCGACCTGGATGAAGAAGGCGAGCAGGCTCGCGATGGTCTTCCCGGAGGAGACCGCGCCGGCCCAGAGGGCGATCTGCGGGGTGTCTTCGACGCCGACGATGGAGCGGATCTGCTTGGCGGACATGACCCGCAGCGCGGGTTCGAGGTTAAGCGTCGTCATCGGGCGGCAGCTGTTCGGCGATGGCTCGGAGCGCGGTGGAGAGCTCACCGAGCATGGACTTGCCGTGCTCGACTCCGCCGTCGTGGTCGAAGCGGTCGAGCATGGCGTGCTTGTCGATGAGGATGCCGTAGGCGGTGGCCCAGCCTTGGGCGTCGCGGCCGGTGGTGGCGGTTGAGATCTTCTCTCGCAGCCATTTCGCGACGGTGAGGGTCTGTGTGGCTTCGACGGCGCGGGCGGCCTTGCTGTCGGCCACGGCGGCCTCGGTCGCCTTTTTGGTCTTCGCCCGGTCGAAGGTGCGCCCGTGTTTCTCGGCGACCTTGCCTACGGTCGAGGGGCTGACCTTGTGCTCTCGGGCGACGGCGTTGCGGGCGAGGCCGGCGTCGATGCTGGCGAGGATGGCTTGTTCGACGGTGGGGTCGAGGGGGCGTCCTTGGGGCACACGAGCTCACCCCCGGACGCGAACCTTGGTGGCTGGGCAGCGGGCGCAGCGGAGCGTGCGGACGCGTCCGATGGCTTCGATGAGGCGCCAGTCGTGGGTGAAAGGGAGGCAGCGGGGGGACATGGGCACCCCCGGGAACGACGAATGCCCGCCACCTTGTAGGTGCGGGCATGCTTCGCGTGGCTCACATCATGGGTTATCCACAGGATGATCGTCAAGCCAGGCCGCGAGGGCTACTGGGCGAGCTCCCTGCGGAGATCATTGGCCACTGATGCCCAAGCTTCCTGCGGAGTGACGCCAAGAGCTTTGGCGAGGTGCTCGACAACGTGAAGGGTGACCCGCACGTGAGCGGCGTTTATGTGAGCCAGGTTCTGAGGGTCCTGCGACCGGAAGAGCTCCAGGAGCATTTGCTTGATGATGGCTGAGGACGCGAGAGATTGCTCGCCGATCGTCGCTGAGACGGTCTCGATGATGGCCATCATCTTGCCGTCGATATCAGGACGCTTGCCCATAGCTGTGTGTATGCCGGGAATGACGTGGTCGGTCATCGGGCTATCTTCCCGTACGCGCAGCTAGGTCTGATTGTGCGTTCGCCGAACTGAGACGCTGCGCGAGCCATTCCCAGCGCCAGATCGGCCACACCGGATACGACCGCCACCACGTCCCGATCTCATCCGCCGGCGGCTCACACGTCCCCGACTCGCACACAATCGAGATCAGCTCCGGGGGCAGGATCCTGACCCGCCAGGTGTGTTCCCCGCCCTCAGGAGCCCATGCGGTGATGCCGTGGCACCACGGGCAGACGACGGCCAGGTGTTGGCCGTCGTAGACCATGCCGAGATAGCTGGCGAGGCGCTGCGCGAGGTCTGTGGTGATGTCTGTGGCCTGCTGGATGAGGTAGGCGTTGTCGTTGAAGTCGCCGTCGTCATCGCGTGGCAGGGGCGTGTCGATGGCGCGGAGGGCTTCGGTCACGGCGGCGATGTGCTCGGTGGGGTCGGCGTCGTTGGCGTAGCGCGGGAGCGCTCGGACGTCGATGCCCGGGAGGAAGTGGGTCAGGCCGAGGAGTCCGGTGTTGATCTCGGCCATGAGGACGAGGGCGTCGAGGTCGAGGGGGGCCGGGCTCTCTCCGAGGGCGAGCGGGCTGCGCTCAAGCCGTTCGATGTGCGCTGCGGCGTCGACGAGTCTCTGCCGTTCCGGTGAGGGTTCGTGCCGCCGCCTCGGTCGTGCCGTTCCCGGTGATCGTGACTCTGCCAGATCGGGCCAGTAGTGGTCAATCCAGGCGAGGGCGGTGAGTGCCTCGGCTGCTCGGGTCTGGGTCATCGGGTCCCCCGGGGTGTGCTGGTGGTCAGGGCGCCGGAAGGATGCACGATTCGGCGCTTAACGTCTTGCGGAGGTTGGCGGGCGGGCTGGTCTTGCGTCTCGGCTCGACCTGGCGGGTCAGAACGGCGGGGATGTGCCGGCTCCTGCGAAGGGTTCGATGACGGGCGGGGGCGCGGCTGGGAGCGGGGGCGCTCCGCATTTATGTGTGGCGAGCACAGGGTATTTCCGCGCCCTTTTAATGTTCCATTCGTAGCGGTATTCCAATTCTTTTCTCCTTGTGTCGCCGGTTAGGTCGTATGTGGGGCGGCCATTCATGAGGGCGATTGCTTCGCCGATTTCATCTATGGGGCCGGGATCACATTTAGCGGGCCACCCCGCGTTGTCGGCATCGAGCCCGCATATCAGGGGTGCGCCGCATCGACATGTGGCGAGGTGTGCGGCTCTGTGTGGGCCGAGCTTGGCGAGGAGCCAGGCTGGGATGGTCATGGGGTCGCCTCGGTGAGGGTGGTCTGTTCGTGGGTCGGCGGCGGGGGTGCGGGCTTGGCCGGCGGGGAGCACATGGGGTGGCGGGTCTGCCCGGCGGCGAGGATCACCATCTGCTCGTCGCAGCTTTCACAGGTGGCGAGGTTCCCGTATTTGGATCTTGGTTTTGTGGGTGGGGTGGCAGGCGGCGGTGAGTCAGTGCGCCAGTGCGCGCCACCCCCTAAGGGGGGGCGCACTGGCGCACTCACCGCGCCGTCGTCGGCGCACTGGCCGCGCACTGGCGCACTAACGCTGTGACCTGCGGGTTCAGTGCGCGGGCTGTCCGGCGCACTGCCGCGCACTGGGGTGGGTGTCTGTCTAGATCTGTCCTGATCTTCCCGCGCACTGGCGCACTGGGCTTGACCTGCGGAAACGTCTAAAATGAGGTCGCTCGGATCGCGGGAATCGTGATCTTCCCGCGCACTGGATTCAGTGCGCGGCGCACTGAAATTTCCGGCCTCAGCCGTCGTGGCGGGCTGGGTGGCCGGCTCGACGGCCCAGTGGAGGGTGGCCCTGCGCGGGCCGAGCCCGGTCCTGATCGCCTTCGACTTCACGCCGCGAGCGAGTGCGGCACGCACTCCATCCCGGCCGTGAGGGGACTCGGTGAACGCCTCGGTGATCTGGCGGCCGGACGCGCCGGGGGTGAGAGTGAGGTAGTCGAGGATCTCCTCGAGCACCCTGTCGTCCTTCTCGTCTTTCCGGGATCCGCCGGCGATTTCCAGGCGCCGCGACACGGGGTCGAATGCGAGTAGCGATTCCGGGATTTCGACATCCCGGCCGTACGCGCTGAAATAGCGGGGCGCTGCGGGATTGGTTTCGCCGTCGTCGCTTTTCTCGCGCACCAAGCGCCATTCGACGTCGGGCCAGTCACGCAGACGGGACGCGCCACGCGACCGCTCACCGGAGTGCCCCATGTGGTGGACGACGACCGCCTCGGAAACTCCCGCCTCTTTCAGCATTTCGTCGAATGCCACCAAGAAGCGCCCGGCTTCTTTATCCTCACTCAATCCGAGGGCGTCGAGGATGGGGGCGAGGCAGTCGAGGACCACGATGGTGATCCCTGCCTCGCGCAGGGCGGTGGCCCACTCGGAGCGGACGACGGGGTCGAGGATGTCGAAGGTGGACAGGCGGCCGCGCAGGGACACCACGGCGGCGGCCGAGGTGTTCTCGATGCCCTGCTCCCGCAGCCAGGCGCGGATCATCCGCTCGTCGAGCTCGTCGTCGAGGATCCCCACCTTCCCCGCGAACGGCTCGACCTGGTGGCGGCCGAGGAACGGCGTGGAGTCCACCAGCGACCTGACGAGGTTCCCGACCAGCGTCGTCTTACCGGCCTTGAACTGCGCGGCCAGCATCACCCTGCCGCCGGCGGGCCACAGGCCCTCGACGCGGTAGCGCACCGGGTCGTCGGGGACGGACAGAAACTCGTCGAGGGTGATGATGGGCGGCCGAGCGGCGGTTCCGGCGCGCTGACGGCGGGCCCGACGCTGGGCTTCCTCCCGGATCTTGACCTTGACGAGTTCCTGCTCGACGGCGCGTTCGAACGCGATCTCACGGGCCTGTTCGGCGGTGAGCGGCTGCTCGACGGCGTCGCCCTGGCCCTCCTCGTCGTCGTTGGCCGAGGGGGTGGTGGTGTCAGGGGCGGCGGCCTGGTTGGCCGCTTCGCCGAAAGGGTGGGCATCATCCCCCAGGAGCAGGCCCGCGAACGGGTCGGGCGGCGGTAGTTCCCCGCCGTAGCCGAGGGCGCGCAGCGCGCTGGTGGCGGCCGACCAGTCGCCACCGTGCTCGAGCAAGACGTAAGCGGCGAACTTGCTGTACGGCTCCTCGGTGTCGAACTCGGTGCTCGAGGAGAACACGTAGAGGTTGTCGGCGTCGTTGGTTCCCGTGGTGGCCGAGTTGCCGTGCGTCTTGCCGGGGCGCAGCCATCCGCGCGCCCGCCCGTAGTTGCGGACGTGCCGCCAACCGTGGGGTTCGAGGATCTCCCGCCAGTCGGCGCGCTGGTTGTAGTCGTCGCCGGGGCGCAGGACATCGTGGTGGTCCGCGGTACGGTTCGCGCGCGCCGGGGCGACGGGCGCGGCGGGGGCCGGCATTGTGTCGAGCATCATCGCGACGATGTGGAGGGCGTCCCGCTCGTCTTCGGTGATGGTGGCGATCGTGTCGAGGCCGCCCTGGGCGAGCGTCCACGTCTTCCCGCTGGGGTGGGTGCGGCCGTTGGACGGGGCGATGATGACGAACCCGCCCTCACCCCGGGTCTCGATGAGGACGCTCGGGAAGACCTTGCCTGGCTTGCTGGCGAGGACCTCGCGCTGCTGCTCGGTCAGCTCGTGCTCGAGGGTGGGGCGCTGGGCCAGCTTCCTGTTCCCCCGCGGTTCCCCGCCGTCGACGCGGTAGAGGATGTGCAGCCCGCCGGTCGGGGTGAGCTCGAGGTACCCGGCGACGATGCGGCGCCACACGTCGGTCAGTCCGTGGTCGGCCAGGAGGGCGGCGAACTTTTCGACGAGGCCCTCGGCGATGGCGCGGCCTTCGAGTTCGAACATTTCCAGGCCGCCGGACACCTGGCCGGTGACGAGGCCGAGGCCGTCGTATCCGGGTTCGGCGAACCAGCCGTTGATCTCGTCGAGGGTGGGGCGCCGGGTCTTGTACTCGTCCCAGGAGGGGCCGCCGGGCCAGGGCTGCTTGAGGCCGTTGGTGGAGGCGGGGATGACGGCGAGGCCGGCGGCGTGGGCGCGGGCGGCTGTTTCGTGGAGGTGGGTGTTCACGCGGGGGCCTGCCCCTGGCCGGTCGGGTTGTGCACGTTGGGCCCCCTTCTGGTGGTGCTGGACGCGTCGCAGATGCGGAAGCCCTCGGCCCGGGGGATGGTCACCGGGCCGAGGGGGATGAAGCGAGGGGGTCAGGTGCCGGAGGGGGCGTTCGTTCGCGCTTCCAGGCCGGCGGCCAGGGCAGCCTCGGCGATCAGCGCGGCGGCCTTCTCGCGCATCTGGGCGACGATCCGCGCCTTCTCGGCCTCGATCACCTGGACCAGCTCGGCCTTAAACGCCTTGTTGACCTCTTCGGTGAGGATCTCCCGCAGCGTCTTGGTGTTGCTGCTGTAGCGGTCCGGCTGCCGATCGAGCGCCTTGCCGGCCATCTCGGCGATGACCGCCCGCAGGGTCGTCGGCTCGCCGGTCGGCTGCCCGTAGGAGTTGGTGATCTGGAAGGGCTCGCTGAGCGCGGTGATGATCTCGGCCTTGACGGCGGCCTGGATCTGCTCGTTGCGGATTTCCTTGATCCGGCCCTTCAGCCCGGGCCACTCGACGGTCTTGGAAAGCCGGTCGAGGCAGGTGTCGACGACCAGGTCGGCCAGCGTCCGGTTGCCGACCGCGGTCCCCAGGTCCAGCGGGGGGACGGTGATGCGGACTTCGGCGGTGACGCCCGCGATGGCGTCGGGGGCGGGCTCGCTGTGGTCGTAGTACTCGTCGTCTTCGCCGTCGTACGGCATGAAGGTTGCTCCTTATATATGTGCGGGGAAGGACCGGCCCCGGGTGCGTCGCCTTCCCAACAGCGCGCCCGGGGCCGGAGGGCCCCTCACCTCCCGGGCGGGGAGGTGAGGGAGATCAGGAGGGGAAGCCGAGTGCGGTGCGCTGGTCGGGGGTGAGGGCGGCGAGGGCGGCGGCCTGGGCGGGGTCCATGCCGGGCGGTGCCGTCCACGCGGGAACGGCCGGGGCCTGAGCGGCGGGGGCGGGCTGGACGTACTGCTGAACCGGAGCGGGGGTCGGCTGCGCGGGAACGGCCGGAGCGGGCGACGCACCGAGGAACGCGTTCGCGGCCGCGGCCGACGGCGGCTGGTAGGTCGCCGTGTACAGCTTCGGCGGGGACATTCCCGGGCCCGACGGGGTGCCGTCGCCGGTGTAGGTGACCGTCAGGATCCCGCCGACCGCCAGGCCCTTGGCGCCGGCCAGGCGGACGGCGTCACGCACCACGGCCTGAAGCTTGGCCTTGATGTAGACGGCGCGCTTGCCGTCGTCGTCGGCGATCTGCGGGTCGCGGACGTCGGTCTGAATGGTCACGATGAGCTGCAGCATCGGCTTGCCATCCGACGGCCAGAACTTGAGGTCGCCGCTCTTCAAGTCGGTCTGCTGCTGCACTTCGGGCTGCTTGCAGATGGTGCCGGTCCACGTGGTGCCGTAGGCGCGGTCGGGGAACGTGACGGCCTTGACGCCGCCGCCCATCAGGAAGTCGTTGGCGCTGATGTCGATGCTCACGATGTGGTGCTCCTTGGATGTGGTGCTACTGGGCGATGAGCTGGTGGATCGGGTCCGGCGCCGTGTTGAGGGCGTCGGGGTGACCCGCGCAACCGCGGGCCAAATCTGTGGGGTTGCTGCCGGGCTTGAACCACGGGCAGTACGAGCAGTAGGCGTCGCCGGTCTTCAGCAGCGGGAGCGCGCCGGGCCCGAGCGCGCCGACCAACTTGGCGATGCCGTCGACTTTCGCGATCGTGTCGAGGGCGAGCTGCTCGTCGTACGGCTCGGTCCAGGGGTAGCGCTGCTGAAACTCCTGGTCGCGGGGGAAGAAGTAGATGACGACGTCGGTGACGGGGTAGCCCTTGCGGGCCCAGCCGAGCGCGTACACGTGGGCCTGACGCCGGTACTGCTCGCCCGGGCCGTTCTTCTTGTACTCGCGGAGCTTCTTACCGGCGGTGAATTTCCAGTCCCAGACGACGCCGTCGAGGTAGAGGTCGCACTGGCCGTCGATATCGGTCCCGTTGATGGTGCCGACGTCGACGCGGTATTCGACGAGGAAGCGGTGGTCGCCGCGTTCGGTGAGCGGGTAGCGGGCGTTGGCGGCCTGCATGATCATGGCCATGCCCTCGTGGGCCTGGGTGCCCAGCCACGGCTTCCAGGCGACGCGGTCGCTGGTGTTGACGGGCGGGGTGCCGGCGAGTTTGTAGCCGAGGCGCAGATCGCACGGGATGCCCATCTCGGACGGGCCGATGCGGGTTTGGAGGGTTCTGGGCTGGTTGTTGATCGAGTCGACGATGAGGGCGTCGATCTCGTCGGCGAGGGCGCGCACTCGGCTACTGGTCACGCGGCGTCCTCATCACCCTGGGCACGGCGCTTTTCGAGGGCGTCAGCGGCACGGAGAAAGGCGTCCGGCGCGGCGGCCTGGAAGGCGCCGAGGAGGAAGCGGGCTTCCAGGTCGGTGACCCGGCCGAGCTGCTCGTAGCGGCGTTCCGCGTCGGCGTATCTAGCCACGGTCGTTGCCCTCGCCCGGCTGCTCGTCGTCGGCCGGGTAGGCGATCTTCAGCCGGGCGGCGATGAAGGCGACGTCGTCGTCGGTGCTCATGCCGAGCAGCCAGAAGGCCAGGACGATGCGGGCCTCGCTGGCGTCGCGCGGGAGGGACATGTTCAGGGGGGTGACTTCGCGGGCGAAGTAGATCCGCGCCTGCTGGGAGTGCTCACGGACTTTCGCGCGGATGGCCAGGCGGTCGGTCTCGGTCACGTTGTCGGGGTAGAGGCCGGACTCGCGGGCTTCGGCGAGGGCGGCCAATCCGATGATCGTGGGGAGGCCGACGATCCGGATCTCCTCGAGGACGTCGGCCTTGAGGACCAGTTCGGCTGCGCGGTTCAGGATGGCCGCGATACGCGGGCCGGTCACGCGTTGTCCTGAGGCCGGTTCAGGGCCTGGACCGCGTTGACGATCTCGGCGGGCATCAGGTACTTGACCGTCTGCTCCTCGTCGCCTGGGGTCTGCTTCTCGCACAGTGCGCGGTGGACGCTGACCTCGAAGGGCAACCCGGCGATGAACCCCTTGATGTCCAGGTAGTTCCTGCCGGTGTCGACGATCTCGACCCCGGGCGTCATCCGCTCGATGTAGTGGACCGCGTCGAGGATGTCGAACTTGCTGGAGACGTAGACCGTGATCGGTTTCTCGGTGCCGTCGTACGGCAGGTTGGTCAGGCCGTTCCACTCGATGTAGTTGGCCAGGCGGCGGAGGCCCTCGACGTAGCTCTCGGGGGTGGTTCTGGCGTCCATGTTCTGGGCTCCTGTGCTCGCGGGGTGGCGCCCGATCGGGCGGCCTGTGTGGGCCAGATTAGGACAGATAAGGCCAGATACGCAAGACAGATAGAGACAGAAAAAGACAGATTTCTGAGATGGATCTTGCTTGGGGGCGCGCGAAAAGGACCCCCGGCGGGTGGTGCCGGCCGCCGGGGGCCTCGATCATGCGAGGGGGGTTAGGCGGGGGTGCCGCGCATCACGACCTTCTCCAGCTCGCCCTCGATACGGCCGACCACGGTCAGCACGGCCTCCTTCAGCACGGCCGCCGGGTCGTCGAGCAGATACGTGATCGTGAGATCGCCGCCGCGCACCTTGTACCGGAGGCGGGCGGGGATCTTCCAGACGAGAGGCTTGTCCGCCTCCTGGCCCTCAACCGGCGGCGGGTCGAACAGGTCCAGCGGGCGGACCTGGATCGTGAACTTTCCGGGCACGGGAAGGTTCTGCTTCCCGCCGGCCGACGCGGTCGTCGTCTCCTCGTAGGCGAGGCTGCGGCTCCCGTTGGAGAGGGTCGTCACAGAGTTGAAGCTCGCCGAGGTTTTGGCCTGGAACGTCTGCGCGACCTCCAGCATCGTGGCGGAGTCCGGGTCGATGATCTCGGCCAGGCGGTCTTCGACGAGGTTGGCGAACGTCTCCTGGTTGAGGGGCTTGCGGTCGTGTCCGGTCCAGGCCAGCCACGCGGCGGTCAGCGGGATGGAGAGCACGAGCCGGTGCTTGCCCCACCGCGGGCCGTCGGCGGTGTGTGCGTCGAGGACCGCGGTGATGGTGCGGCGGTCGATGTCGACGAACATCTCGGTGCTGGGGTCGGCGTGCTTGCGGTGGTAGGAGAGGAAGCTCTCGACGTCGCGGACGACGACCGTGCCTTCCTTCAGGCGCGGGGCCGGCCGCCGCTCGTCCCACTGAGGGCCGTCGAGGTCGAGCAGGTCGAAGCCTTCGTCGGTCGGGAAGGCGTACATCTTCCCGATCTCCACCTCGACCGGGGCGGCCTGGGCGCGTGCGGCTTCCTGGGCGACCTCGATGACGGCGTCGTTCTCGGTGCGGGGGCTGGTGTCGGGGATCACTGGTTGACGGTCCTCACGTTGTCGGGGGTGACGGGAGCTTGGCCGACCTCGCGGAGCAGGCCGGGGATCGGGTGCTGGCGCGGGTTGTCGCGCACCAGGTTGTGGTCCTTGTCGGCGAAGAAGACGGCGGCCGAGGCGGGCTTGGGCGGGCACGCCAGCTTCAGCTGGGCCGTGACGGACAGGGCGTCGCTGTCGCCCTTCATCGGCTCGACCTCGATGGTGAGGGTGAGCTTGCCCTTCTTGCCGATCTCGCCGACGGCTTCGACGAGGGCCTGGAGGTCGCGGGCGGCCTGGTCGAGAACCTCGCCGTGGCGGAGGTCGCGGAGGGTGTCGGCGAAGGGTCGGACCCGGTGGGGCGGGGTTTCGGGGGCGGTGCTGGTCACGCTGGTCTCGCTTCCTATGCGGGGTTGGGCAGCAGGTCGTGGAGCGCGGCGGTCCACGAGGTGAAGCGGACGGCTCGGTCGTCGAGGTAAGCGACGGCGGGCAACTTCCGGTTGGTGACCAGCACCTGGCTCCGGTCGTTCCAGAACTCCAGCGGGGCGGCGATGCCTTCCTCGACGCAGGCCGTGATGCCGTGCTCGGCGAGCCACTCGGCGACGGGGCGGGCGGCCCGGCTGGTGTGGATGAAGACGGCGTGCTCGACCATGAGCTGTTGGAGGCCCTCGATCGCGCCGGGGATGGGCGGGTCGTAGATGGTGCCGTCGGCCCAGCCCTTGGAGTAGGCGTGGATGACGCCGTCGAAGTCGACTGCGATGGTCACGCGGTGCTCTCTTTCTTCTGGGTGTCGAGCCAGCGGAGGATCAGGGCGGCGCTGTGGCTGTGGGCTCCGTCGCCTCGTTCGATGCGGTGGAGGGTGGTGGAGCTGATGCCGATGGCGTTGGCTGCGGCGCGGAGGGACAGCTGCCGGGTGGCGCGGGTCTTGTAGGCGAGGGGGCCGAGGTTGTCGAGGACGTCGGCCAGTTCCGCGAACGAGGTCCTGGCCTGAGCTTGCAGGGCGCGCGCTTCTGCGGCTTGTGCGCGGGCGCGGAGGTTGTTGGCCCGCTGGTCGGCGCTCATCGGGCGTGCGGCCATTCGACCTTGGCGAGCCCCTCGCGGTGCCCGGCGGGCAGTTTCACGACCGGCTGCTCCAGGTGGTCGAGCCCGGCCGCTCGGAGCCACCACGCGTCGACCTTGTTGTCGTTCCGTTCGTCGATCCCGGCCCTGGTGAGGAGTGCGACTCGCATGTCGGGCTTGGTCGCGTTGCCCTTGCCGGTCGCGTACTTCTTCAGGGCAGTCGGGCCGACGACGGCGTACGGGATGTCCTTGCAGTGCAGATAGTGGGTGATGTGCCACCACAGCCCAGCGTTCTCGTGGTGGCCGGCCTGGAGAGCCCGGGAGTAGGCGGGGCCTTCGACGACGACCAGGTCGGCCGCGTCGAGTACGCCGTCGCCGGTGAGGCCGTCGAGGATCCGGGAGAGGCGGGGGTGGCCTCGGAGGTCGCCGGTTTTGATGACGTCGAGGCGGCCGTCGGGCCAGGCGACGCCCGTCCCCGTCAATGACAGGTCGAGGCCGATCACGTCGCTGAAACGGGTCACTGGTGCACCTCTACGGGCTTGGTGTCGGCGAACATCCGCGCCGGCCGGGTGAACGGCTCGCGGTCGAACAGCTCTTCCTGGCCGTCCGGGGTCGGGATCGGCGTCGGCTCGCACAGGGCGGGGCCGTCGTCCTCGTCGCGGAAGTGGATGCAGGTGTAGCGGTCGAGGGAGAGCGGGTCTTTCTCGATCCACTCGGCCGGGGTCTTGCCGAGCAGGGCGACGAGGATGAGCGGGCACCCGTCGCCTTTGTCGTTGACGCATCGGCCGCAGTAAGCGCCGGTCCAGGCGTCGCCGTCGGTGCTGTTGGAGAAGGGGGAGCCTTCGCGGGCGGTGGCGTCGGCCTGCTCGAAAGAGATCACCGGCTCACCTGGTCCCTGCGGTGCTCGGGGCAGAAGTCGGTGTCCCGCCGGGAGCCCTTGCCGCGAACCGGTGGGACGTCCCACCCGGCCTCATGCGCAGCCCAGCGGGCGAGATGGGGAGAGCTCTGGTGCCAGTCGTCAGCCGGGAGATGGAACGCCTTGCATCCCGTCTCGTTGCATTCGACCTGGTACATGGGGTTCTGAACCCGGGAAGTGCTCATCGGCTGCTCGCTGACTCGCGGCGCAGCCACTGGTTCAGCCCGACCGCCACACACGTGCCGAGCACGACCAGGAGGACGGCGACCGAATACCAGATCGGATTCGGCACGAGTGCGGCGGCGGCCCACATGCCGGGAACCAGGGTGGCCGCGCAGACGACGACCATCAGCACGGTGGCTATGGCGGCGACGGTGCGGTGGGGGTGGTTGCGGCGGCGGTGCGCTATCGCGGCGCAGACCACGCCTAACGCGGCGACGGCCGCGCACAGGAGGGTGAGGATGAGGGGGGACATCACCTCACCTGCCGGATGAGGCCGGGGTGGGTCTCGGTGACGGCGGCGATCTCCGCAGCGGCCTGAGGGCTGGCGAACGATTCCTCGTCCGGCTTGCCGAGCCGGTGCCGCAGCTTGGGCAGCATGCAGGGGCAGATGTGCCACAGCTGGTGGTGACGTGCCCCGTCGGACAGGACCTGGCCGAGGCTGATGATGGCGTTCCGGGTGTGGATGTGGATGGTCATGGGCGTTCCTGTACGGGCCAGGTGTGGCCGAGGCCGTCGTCGTGCCGCCGGTCGGGGTGGTCGCCCCGGTCCAGGACGCAAAAGTCGGCGTTCGGGTTGTCGGGGTCGCCCGCCCGGCACACCTTGTCGTGCGCCTCGTTGAACCGGTTCGCGGCGGCGTTCTTCTCCGCGCTCAGCCCGTCACCGATCGGCGCCGGGCCGGGCGGGTAGGCAGGGAAGAGGCCGGTTTCGGCCGGGTACGGATTCCGGTTGGAGGCGACGGGCCGGCCGAGGGCGTTCACCTCGATGGCGCGGCAGGCGTCGAGGTCGTGGCGGGTGCCGGGGGTGCCGGGCATTTTGCAGGCGCATCCGGCGGCGACGAGGAGGAGTCCCTGCCATCCGGCGAGTTCGGCCTGGGCGCGCTGCACCTGCGCGCGGAGCAGGTCGATGTGGGTCTGGGTGTACATCAGCAGTACTCCGGTGAGGGGACGACGGTGAGGGAGGGCCGGGCGGCCGGCGGGCGGACGACACCGAGCGCGTGGGCGACGGCGAGCAGCTCGGCTTCGTCGTCGTCGGGGACGTGCGGCGGTTGGCCGGTGACGAGGTAGACGGCGAGCGCGTCGACGCGGGCCAGGAGGATGCGGCGGGCGGCCAGGACCGGCCCGAAGACCGAGTCGGCGGGGGTGCGGTCGAGGTCGGCGACCGCGTCGGCCAGCGCGGTGAACAGCGCCCAGGCGGCGTTGCCGGAGAGCTGGAGGCAGGCGTGCTCGGCCACGATCAGCGCTGCGGCGCTGGAGGGGATGGTGTGGGAGTGCCAGGCCCGCGCGGTGCGGGTGAGGGCGCGTTCGGAGACGAGCTGCTCGGCCTCGACGACGATGGCGTTCACCGGCCGCCACCGATCCCTCGACGTGCCCCGGCACCCACGCCGGTCCCGCCGATGTTCGCTCGTCTCCCGGCGACGCGGCCGTCGCTGTAACCGCCTGAACTGGAGATGCTGCTCCGGCGGCCCGTCTTCACCGAAGGGAAGTCCACCTCGAAAACCGCCGTGACGGCCGAGCGCCGATCGGCGAGCACCAGTTCGGCGCTCGACGCGGTTCCGGCGGCGGGCTGAGCCTGGTCGTGCTCCTTCACAGCGGCCCGCTCAGCCGCCTTGATGCGGTAAACGACCTCGGAATTGAACCCGAGCATCCAGGCCCGCCGGTAGGCACGCGGGCTCTCGTAGTGCGGGATCTCCACGCGGGTCAGGGCGCTGGCCATCTGAAGCAGGAGAGAGGTGTACAAGACCTCAGCCCGCTCGATGTCCGAGGGGAACCCGTAGATCTTGACGACCTTCTGAGAGCCGCTGGTCCTGAGCAGGACGGACTTGCAGCCCGCAGCCTCGGCCACGAAGTAGATGAGGTTCGCGCGTACACCCGCCCAGGGAGGGGATACATCGACGCGTCGGTTCGTCGGCGTCTCGCGGGTCTTGTCGGCCGCGCCGAGCATGGCCTGTTCGATGCCGTATTTGGCCATCAGCGCGTTCGCGGCGGCCATGAAGGTGTCGCGCTCGTGCTCGTTGTCGGTGCCTTCGGCCTGGGCGAGGAGCTTGCGGACGCGGTCGAGGGTGCGGTCGTCAGCCACGGTCTCGGTCATGCGGCCCTCGCAGCGATGAACACAGGCCGGTCCGGACGCCGGTGCAACTCCACCAGCCAGCCCTCCTGGTCCTTGCCGACGCAGCACCACGCGCCGCAGTCCGGCAGCGTGCACGGCACAGGCTCGGTGACGATCTCCACCGGGTCGGGGAGAGGCCGGCCAGTCTGGTCGCCGGCGCCGGGGATGTGCGCGCGGTCGCCGACGGCGAGGTGGTTGAAGGTGTCAGGGGTAGGCTGTTGCATGCTCCGCTCGTTTCTCGTGAGGGTGTGAGCGGGGTCTGGCGTCGTAGGCGCGGCGCCGGACCCGGAACTTTTAGGAGGCTTTGAGCTGCGGCTCGGCCTGCTTCTTCCTGGCGCGTGCGGCGACGGCCTTCAACGCCATACGGGTCATGTGCGCGCTGTGGTACTTCTCGGCCGCCTGCTGGATCCCGGCCTCAGGCACGATCCCCTCGGCCCGGACGTATTCGATCCAGTACTCGACGCGCATCGGCGACGCACGCCGCGCGGCCTCGGTGCGCTCCGCCCGATCAGGGGTGCGCGCCCAGGAGATGTCGGCGGCGATACGGCGCTGCGCGGAGGTGCGGGAGTCGGTCATGCCCGCCCACCTCCGACCGGCTCGGCCGTGGCCCGGCGCCGGCGCTTGGGCGGGTCCGGTGCGAAAGCGCCGCGCTCGACCTCAAGGAGCTGCTCAAGGGCGTCGAGGAGCTCGACGGACGGCTGCTTGGAGCTGGTTTCGATTCTGTAGATGTGGTCGCGGTGGCGCGGGGTGCCGTGCTCGGCCAACTTCGCCACCACCTGAGCGATGGTCATACGCAAGTCCTCGCGGCGCTTGCGAATCTTGCGACCGTCGGTGCGGGTGAGCTGTGCCATGCGAGGCAACTTAGGACAGATTTAGACAGATCTCAAGGCTTATCTGTCTCGATCTGTCTTCCAATCTGCCCTGACCGCAACCAGCACGCTCGGTCAACCTGGCGTCATCTCCGGATCTACACAGGGTCACGCAGGCAGGTCAGACGCCGACCCCCGTTATGAGCTGGCGTTATGGCTCGTCATCTGTCTAGACCTGTCTCAATCTGTCCTGGCAGACTGTTCCTGGAGGGGTTTTGAAACCCCCCGACATGTCCACCACACAGCACTGTCCTTCGGGGGGTTTCAAAACCCACCGAGACAACGACCACCGCGAGGGGGCGACACGTGTGGCCGAGCAGCAGGTAGCGACCGCCCGCGAGCGGCTGGCCCAGCTCATGGACTACCGGCGAAGAGCACTCGGCCTCGACTGGAACCAGGTCGCCGAACTGGCCGGCCTCACCAAAGAAGGCCTGAGGACCATCCGCGGCACCACCCGAGCTATCCGGCCAAAATCCGCTCGCGGCATCGAAAGAGCCCTTCAATGGCCGGTCGGCGCAGTCGATGAAATCCTCACCGACTACGTCTCCGCAGACCTTTTCAGAGCTCCGGCCGACAGGCCCATTGCGACGCCTCCCCCGCAGCACCCGCAAATGGCACCGAGCGTCGACTCGGGTGTCGATGCTCTGATTCAACTCGATGACGGCAGGACCTGGGCGATTCAGGCCAAGCGCACCTCACCAGGCAGCCCGCTCGAAGACCAGCTTGCGGAAGCTCTCGAGGGTGCCGGATTCGAGATACGCCAGGTCGTCGCAACGTCCCCGCTTCTAGACCACGGTGCCGACATTGCGAAGATACGTGGGCTCTGGCTGGCGGAAGACCTGGAGACTCCGACGCAGCCCCAGCAGCGCGCCGGCCGGGCTGGACGTCGGGAGCAACTTGCCGAAGATGTGACCGCTGAGGACATCCTCGACGATCCCGACCTGCCGCCCCGGGTGCGCCAGGCGCTCCTCGACGCCTACCACCGTCTCCGGCGTGAGGTCGTCGAGGAGCTAAGCAAGCCCGACAGCTAGTTGTCGTCCCGATCGCGCTGACGCGCGACGTCGACCAGGCCCTGGACGACGCCCCGTACCCCGATGTTGTAGCCGCGGTCGAACTGATAAACGGTGCACTTCATCTGGCTGATCCCGGCGAGGGCGATCAACCAAATACTGGCCGTGAGGGAGCCCGCCAAGAGCGTCAGATGCAACCGGTGCCCACCGAGATACGTGGTGGCGGAGACGAGGGTCGCCGCCCACAGGGTGAAGGTGACGGTGGCTGCTGACGTGATGAGGGCGTGCTGCTTGATGTGCATTTCGTCCTTCCGGTGAGCCCCGGTCCCCACGTAGAGCTCACCCGTACCGTGTTTCGCAGGCAACGGCCCCGTCACGCTACGCGCATCGAACGCTGTTCGGAAAGAGGGATTTTGGACCGGTCCGAGCCCGTAAGGGTTCTATAGCCAAAAGGTAAGAAACCGAGGACAGAAATGACCCCCGAACAGGGGACATTCGAGAAACTCGATTCCACAATTGCGCGGTGATTGCGCGAACAATCAGGCCTGGAATACCAACCGCCAGATCGGGCAAGGGAGTAGGCGCCGACCCCTCGTCACAGGGGTCGGAGCCAGGGGCCGCACGGGCCGTGCCGTTGCCTGCGGGGTAGGCCCGGCCCGTGCGGTGCCACATGCCCCTCGCCAACCGCCAGTAGCGGCATTCGGACGATCCTATGCAGACAACGTTCTCCGGCAGAAGAGTCTCAACATGAGACACACGGACCGTAGAAGATTCTTGCGCCCACGTGTCAAATACGGTCACCCGGAGATAGACGCGCATGCGTCTCCCGCGCACGTTCTTTCGCGAGCCCCGACCCGTACAGCTGCACCATCGCGGTGCTCTTCCAGCCGAGGATGTGCTGCACATCGGTCTCGTTCGCGTTCGCCTTCAACAGGTTGTGGGTGACGGTCCCACGCCATTCGTGCGGAGTGATGGTGCGGCCGAGTTTCGCCTCCTCGGCCCGGCGGGCCAGCATCGCCCGGACCCCCGAATGCGTGAAACGGCTGGTGTCGTGCCCCTGCACTCCGAGCCACAGATACGGGCTCAACGCCGCCTTCGGGTGCTTCTCCCTCACCCGCAGGTAGCGGTCCACCGCGTTGGCTGCCTTCGCGCCGATCGGCGCCCAGTGCTCATCCCCGCCCTTCAGGACGATGCGGATCTTCCGGCCCCTCAGGTCGAGGTCCCTCAGGCGGATGTTCGCGATGCCAGACACCCGGGCCCCGTTGTCCATCAGGATCCGGATGATCGCCGTATCGCGGCGGTCCTCGAACCCCCCGCCGGCGCACACCTTCAGCAGCGCCCGGGTGTCGTCGTCGCTGATGTAGTTCCGCACCTTCGCCGGGACCTTCGGCTTGGCCACGGTGGCCATGGGGGACTGCCACGTCCGCTCACCCTCGGCCTGGATCCAGCCCCACCACACCCTCAGGTTGCGGTAGTGGGTGGCTGCGCTGGCCGGGCTGGTCCGCTCCCGCTCTGCGATCAGGAACCTGCGGACGTGCGCGGCCTCGACGTCCTGCGAATCGTCGGGCATGGAATTCGCGGCCAGGAAAGCCACGAATGCCTTCGCCGAATCGACATAGGAGCGGATGGTCTTCTTTGCTTTTCCATTGCTGTCGAGCGACGTCTCCCACGGTTCGATAAGCCGCGCGAGATCCACGCCGGTGGAGAGGTTCCGGGGTTTCTTCGCGGCGGGGACGCCGCCTCGGACGAGGGTTCCGTCGTCGCTGGCGGCGGGGGCCGGCGCGGGTTTCGGCTCGCGCTCGGGTTCGGGTGCGACGGCGGCGAGCTGGGCGCTGCCGCGTGGCCGGCGGGTGCGTCCGGTGCCGATGGGGATGACGTTGGTCAT